GGGTTATGCGGTGAACCACTATCTGACAGACAATGATGCCTTCTTCATCACAACTGATGTGCCTAACGGCATGAAGCACTTTGTCCGTACCGCTATGCAAACAGGCATGGATGGTGACTTTGACACTGGTAACGTGCGCTACAAAGCGCGTGAGCGTTACAGCTTTGGTGTATCAGATCCATTGGGAATCTACGGTTCTCGCGGAGCATAAAGTATGCTATAAGGTGGGTACTTCATGTATTCTCCTCATGTATAACTTAGGGGCAGCTTCGGTTGCCCCTTTCTTTTTGTTTAAATATCTATTACTATAGGTGTATCCCTGACAAACACATGGTGTGTTTGACTAACCCAGACAGGAGATCGACATGGGTACTACTACTTTTTCTGGTCCAATCAAGGCTGGAACCATCAAAAATACCACAGGCACTACACTTGGAAGCGATGTCGCAAATGTCGGACAAGTCGTAATGTCTCAAACCTTTGCTGCTGATTTGTCAAGCGGAGCCATTGCTGCCGATACTACAAATGTAGTTATTCCAGCAAACTCACAGATTATTGACTGTGTGATTGACGTTATTACAGCGGCAAGTGGAGCAACCAATCTGAGCGTTGGTGACACTGTAGGTGGCGCAACATCTATCCTTAATACTTTTGCTATTGGAACAACCGCAGGTCGCAAATACCCGACCACCCAAGCGGGTGCAGCGTTAGCATGGGAAGATACGGGTTCTGCTGATATACGTCTGACCGTAACAAACTCTGCCGCCACAACAGCGGGTGAAGTTCGTGTTACTATTCTGTACGCTCAGAATAATAACCTTGCTTAAAGGAGGCCTAGATGGCTGGTCAAGAAATACGGGCATTTAATGTCTCAACATCAGGATTTAGTGCAGGGGTCGTTGGCCCCGCACGAAGTCGGATACAGGGCATTTTAGTGTATGCTACTAACATTACAGCCTTTACCATTAAGAATGGCTCCGCATCAGGAGACACTCTGCTAGATCTAACTCTCCCAGCGGGATGGAACGATGTGTTTCTTCCTAATGATGGGATCCTTGCTGATAATGGTGCGTATGTTTCTGCATTATCTGGCACAGGGTCAGTGATAACTTTACTCCTTGAGTAGGTCATGGCTGAGAAAAAGAAAGGCTCTATGAAGGGCCACAGCATAAAAGGTGGACATAAACGCCCCACAAAGTCTGGGGCGGGTATGACTAAGAAAGGCGTTGCAAAGTATCGCAGAGACAACCCCGGATCTAAGCTAAAAACCGCTGTTACAGGTAAGGTCAAGAAGGGGAGTAAAGATGCAAAGCGGCGTAAATCATTTTGTGCGCGTTCTGCTGGCCAAATGAAGAAGTTCCCTAAAGCAGCAAAAGATCCTAATAGCAGGCTGCGCCAAGCTAGAAAAAGGTGGAAGTGCTAAATGGCTATTTCTCGTTCTCAGATGGGCAGTCAACTTGTAGGGAACAGAGTTTCTACGGGCGATGATGCCAAAGATCTTGAGCTTATCCGCATGGGTAAGGGCGGTAAGACTAAAAAGAAAAAGTCTAAGAGCCGGGTAAACGAAGCTGGTAATTACACCCAGCCAGAGAAAAGAAAGCGTATATTTAACCGTATCAAAGCTGGTGGTAAGGGCGGTAAGCCGGGGCAGTGGTCAGCAAGAAAAGCCCAAATGCTTGCGAAGGCCTATAAAAAAGCGGGCGGGGGCTATAGAGACTAATGGCGCTCAAGAAGTCACAGAAAAGCTTGAAGTCTTGGACAAAGCAGAAGTGGCGAACAAAGTCTGGCAAGCCATCGACGCAAGGGAGCAAGGCTACGGGCGAGCGATATCTTCCTGAGAAGGCTATCAAATCTTTGACGCCTGCGGAGTACGCCGCTACTACTAAGAAGAAGCGCGAGGCCATCAAGAAGGGTAAGCAGGTTGCTAAGCAGCCCAAGAAAATTGCAAAGAAAACCAAACGGTTTAGGAGCGTAGTAACATAATGGCTGTAGTAACCCCAGACATGCCAGAAATATTTGAGGAAGCCTATGAAAGGGCTGGCCTTGAAATGCGTACTGGATACGATCTTAAAACCGCACGAAGAAGTCTAAACCTTTTAACATTGGAGTGGCAGAACCGTGGTCTTAATCTCTTCACTATTGAGGCGGGTACGCTCGCTGTTACAGCGGGTACGGCAACGTATACCCTCCCTGCGGATACAATTGATATTATCGAACACCAAATCCGCACCGGAACAGGCACCAGCCAAGTCGATACGGCCCTCGAAAGAGTCAGTGTCGCAACCTACGCGCAGCAAACAAACAAAAACACGCAAGGTAGGCCGACCCAAATCTACGTCCAAAGGCTCCCAACAGAAACAAAAGTAACTCTGTGGCCTGTGCCTGACAGCACAACAACATACACGATATCTTATTTCAGGCTAAAAGGTATTGATGGCCTCTCATCTGGTGTGGGTTCCACAGTAACATCTGTGCCTCCACGGTTCGTGCCCTGCTTGGTGGCTGGCATGGCTTATTATCTCGCCATGAAGAAGAATCCTCAAATGGCAGCTAGCTTAAAGCAAGAGTATGAGTTCCAGTTTCAGCTTGCTGCTGGTGAGGACGAAGAAACAGCGTCAATTAAGTTTGTTCCATTTAACACGTTTATGATGGGTGCAGGATGAGTTACGCAAGAGGCAAATACGCTTTTGGCTACTGTGACAAGACGGGGTTTAGATACCCTCTATCTGACCTTGTTCCTGAGTTTAATAACGGTGTTAGGACAGGGTTTCTTGTAGGTCGTGATGTAGTAGACCCAGATCAGCCGCAGAATTTTTTAGGTAGGTTGAAGATATTCGACCCACAATCCTTACGAAATCCAAGACCAGACACATCCTTACAAGAGAGTCGTGGCTTGTTTGGTTGGAATCCTGTGTGGAATGACGCACAGTACATGACAGCAGAGGTTGGAACTGTTAATATTAGCATAACTTAGGAGTTTGGTATGCCAAAGGTCGGAAATAAAGAGTTCCCGTATACTAAAGCGGGCATGAAGGCAGCTAAGAAGGCGGCTAAAGATACAGATCAAGAAGTCCAGTATAAAATGGGCGGTGGGTATATGATGCGTAACAAGCCTATTGCCATGAAGGATGGCGGTTCTTTGAAGATGGTAAAGAACTCAGATGGTGTAGAAGTTCCATTTTATGCCGCTGATGGGAAAGGCAAAATGGCCTATGGCGGTAAGGTTAAGAAAATGCGCGATGGTGGTAGCTGCCGTGGCATGGGCGCTGCCTCTAAAGGTGGCAAGTTTAGAATGGCATAAGGGAAAGTTCAAATGAACTATTCAGAACTGACGCAAGCGATCAAGGACTATACGGAGAACACAGAGAGTACCTTTGTGACCAATATTCCTAACTTTGTGCGTCAGGCTGAAGAGCGGATCTTTAGGGATATCACCATTCCAGAGTTACGCAGGAACGTCACAGGCAATGTAAACGCTGGCAATAAGTATGTTGCGAGGCCTGATGACTTTCTAGCTACGTTCTCCTTGGCTATTATCAATGGTACAACGTATACTTATCTTTTGGACAAAGAAGTAAACTTTGTGCGGGAAGCCTACCCTGACACCACAGTGCAGGGGTTGCCACAGTATTACGCAATATTTGATGGGGATACCGCTACAGGCAATGGCAACTTTTTGCTTGGCCCTACGCCTGATGCAGCATACGACTTGGAGTTGCATTACTATTATGATCCACCTTCTATTGTTACCTCTGGCACATCTTGGCTTGGTGACAATGCGGAAGCGACATTGCTTTACGGATCTCTTATAGAAGCGTATACGTTTATGAAAGGCGAAGGCGATATGGTTCAGTTGTATAACGAAAGATATTCATCAGCCCTTATCAATATGGCTTCTTTGGGTGCCAAGTTGAGAACTGATACATACAGGCAACCCGCCGCGTAGGAGATAGGGTATGGCAATAATTCAAACAACATGTACGTCTTTTAAGCTTCAGCTTTTAAAGGCAGAGCATGACTTTGATGCACATACATTCAAGATAGCTTTGTATTCTAGCGCAGCATCTTTGGGTGCGGATACAACTGTGTATAGCACAACAAACGAGATAACTAATACATCAGGAACGGCGTATACTGCGGGGGGCAAGCCGTTGACAGTGACATCTACATTTCCAAAGACCTCTGGCACAACTGCTATTGTGGACTTTGATAATATTTCATGGACTGACGCAAGCTTTACAGCAAGGGGGGCGCTGATCTATAACGCAAGTGCTTCTAATAAAGCGGTTGCTGTGTTAGACTTTGGAAGCGACAGGGTTGCTAGTGATAGTACCTTTGAAATACAATTCCCCGTAGCGGATGCCACATCTGCTATAATTCGCATAGCATGATAGGAGTTATCTAAATGGCGAGCTTTAACAAAGTAAACGATTTTGTGGTAAACGCAGTCCACAACATGGATCTCGCAAGCGACCAGCTTGCGGTGGCCTTAACAAACACTGCGCCGGGAAGCGAATCAAGTAACCCAACCGCAGATGGTAACGGTATTGTTGGTAATCTTACACAGATTAGTTACAGCAACTGCTCTTCTCGCAACCTTACTACAAGCTCATCATCACAGTCTGGTGGTGTATATAAGCTGGTTGTTGCAGATCTAACGCTCACTGCGTCTGGTACGGTTGGTCCATTCCGTTACATCTATATCTTTGATGATACGGTTACTTCTCCCGCAGATCCAATCATTGGGTACTACGATTATGGCACCTCATTGACGCTGAATAGCGGTGATACCTTCACCTTAGATTTCAGCCCAAGCAACGGTGTTATCCAACTAACATAAGGCAGTATCATGGCGAAGCTCTTTAACAGAGCCAAGATGACAACCAGTACCACGGGTACTGGAACAATCACACTTGGCAGTGCGTCTACGGGGTTTCAGAGTTTCGCGGATGCTGGGGTAAGTAACGGTGATGTAGTACAGTACGTCATTGAAGAACTTTCTAATTTTGAAATAGGTACTGGTACATATACAGCCTCTGGCACAACTCTTACAAGGAACGTGCAAGAGAGTTCAAACTCAGATAATGCCATCAGCCTCGCGGGGAATGCTGTTGTCTTTATTAGTGCGGTAGCCAGCGACCTAAACATCTTGCAGAACGCAGGCTCTACCAAGGTTGCTGCAACGTCTTCTGGTGCTACGGTTACAGGTAACTTGGCTGTAACGGGCACCGTGGATGGGCGCGATATCGCAACGGATGGTACAAAGTTAGATACCGTAGAAACCAATGCTGACGTAACAGATAGCGCGAATGTGGGGTCTTCTCTTACAGGTTTCGCTACGGGTACAGATGCGGGTTCGTCCGATCTTATTCCTGTTTATGATGTAAGTGCTTCTGCTTGGGAAAAGCAGACTATCGCCAATGCAGCATTGCAGGGTCCGACTGGACCTACTGGCCCCACAGGACCAACAGGGCCAACAGGGCCAAACGGACCTACTGGTCCCAATGGACCCCAAGGTCAAAAGGGCCAAAAGGGTGAGGTCGGTTCAACAGGGCCTACAGGCCCAACGGGCGGTACGGGGCCTACGGGTTCGACTGGTCAAAAGGGCCAGAAAGGCGAGGTTGGCAATACTGGTCCAACGGGCGGCACAGGCCCAACAGGTCCAACGGGTCAAAAGGGCCAGAAAGGTGAAGTCGGTAATACTGGTGGAACAGGTCCAACTGGACCGACAGGCCCTACAGGAAGCACGGGCGGCACGGGACCGACTGGCCCTCAAGGACAGAAAGGACAGAAAGGCCAAAAAGGGCAGACGGGTGCCACGGGTCCAACGGGAAACACTGGCCCAACAGGCCCAACGGGGTCACAAGGTCCAGCGGGCGGAACTGGCCCCACAGGACAAAAGGGACAGAAAGGCGAGGTAGGGAACACTGGGCCTACTGGAGGCACAGGCC